CACCGCCCGCCCGGCCAGCAACCCCCGGTCGCACACTATCCGCACTGCGACCACCTCACGCGGATCAATCTCCCGGGTGCGCGTCTCCATTACCCACTGCGCCACCCGCACTGGCGGCCTCTCCGTTTCCTCGCGACCCGAAACCTGCTCCCCCTCTCCGAGTCCCGCCATCTCCCTGTCTTCCTGTGAGGTGCGCGCTTCCTCCACCCACTGCGCCACCCGCTCCTCGCTCACCTCCAACGCCTCAGCCACCCTGGCCACCCCCGCCTCATCCAATCCCGCCATATCCTCCAGCGTCCCCACTCCGGCGCCAACCAGCGCCTCCGCCCGCCCCTTGCCGATCCCCTTCAACACCGTCAACTCCGCCATCTCCACCTCCAAATCACCCAATCACCGAGTCACCCAATCACCCAGTCACCGAAAACCCGGGGGAGCAGGTCTCCCCACTCCCCCGTCCTCACCATTGCCATTACCGTCCGGCGTTATTCTTGAACACACACTTGATCGTCGGTGTGATCGCCGTCCCGGCCCCGGTACTCGCCAACTCCGCCTTCAACCGGATGTAGTTGCCGTGAATTGGGAAAACCAGCCAATCCGTTCCATCCGAGCTGATCGCCAACTGGTACGTCACCCATTCGCTGACCCGGCTGGCGGTCGCTCCACTGAAACTGTACGTGTGCGTCGAGGTCGTGGTGCTCGTCACGCCACTGCTGTTCGTGATCGTCGCGCTGTAACTCAGCGGTAGCACCCACCCCTCGCTCTCGTATTTGGCGTCCAACCAGTAGACCCCGTCCGCACTCCACTGCGGCGTCACCGTGATCGTATTCGTGCCCGAGATGTCCGCCGTGACGAACATATCCGCCAGGTACCAATCCTGTGCCAGGTATCCCAGCGTAGTATGCCCGGACGGGCTGTAGTATTTAGTTGCCGAGATCGCCGCTGCTCCATCGGCGAATGTTACTGTTCGGTAATTTACCGTCGAACCGATCCCCGGATCCCCTCCGCCACCGGTAGCCTCGACCCGCCGGGCCGGGAGGGCCAGGCCGGTCATCACCACCGCCAGCAGGATCAATGCCACCACGACGCCCACAAAAGCACCTCGCATCCTATTCATCACTCTTCCTCCTTGTTTCAAGCTATTTCAAGAGGGGGCGGGCAGCCCCGCCCCCTGTCTCTTTTACCGTTTGCCTATGCAGTGAGCTTTACGTAACTCCCCTTCTCCGGCACCGGTGCATCCGTTCCGTTGAACTCCTCCGCGTAGTATTGCTCGCTCGCCACCAACTTATTGCTGCTGTAGCTCGGATACGGGCCCTTGAGCACCATCGGCTGGAACACCCGGTGCATCACCAGTTCCCGGTTGCCGACCAGGATGTAACCATCGCTGAACTGCGTGCTCTCGAACACCGGCAGGCCCTTCGCCCGGCCCACGTACCCCGCCGCGTTCAGGTCGCTATCCGGCCGCGCACCCGCCGCCGTGAACTGCTCGCTATTACTGAGCAGGTCGCCGTTCGTCACGCTCGCCAGGATGAACGTCGGCTCGTAGTACCGGTTCGCCACCTTCACCTTCGCCACGCCGATGTAGCGGAACAGCTTGTCCAGGTTCTCCTGGTACGTATCCACGCCCACGGGCGAGGCCGACCACGTTCCGCCGCTGTTGTTCGCCACGCTCAGTGCCGCCGTCAGGCCCATGTAGAGCAAACCTCGGTCGATCAGCTCCTGGACCTTCCGCACCAGCCCGGCCAGCGTCCGCCCCGTCGCATCCCACCCGATCTGCGACCGTGCGAACACCACTGCCTCCGTGCTGATCTCCGTCGCCAGCCGGTCGGCCGCGATCTCCAGTGTCTTGTAGTCCAGCGTCAACTTCGCCTGCTCGATCGCCGCCATCTCGCCCAGCCGCACCGCATCGTAGGTGTAATCCACCAGGATAGCGTCGCCGGCCGTGATACCGCCGCCGGTGAGCGCCTCCACCTCGCCGTTGGCGTAGTCGATGACGTAATCGGTGCCCTCCTCGTAGGTGACCGCACCGGTACTATCTGTCACCGTCACCGTTCCCGGTTGCACCCGTTTGTAGTCCAGCTCATACCAGGTGTCCAGCGCCGTCATCGTCACCGACTCATCCGTCGCCGTCGCCGATGCTCCCGTCTCGCCAGCGTACACCTCGTAGTAGATCCGGCTCGGTGCCTGGTCCGTCAAGCCCACGTCGAAGATACTCACCGCCACCAGGTCCGGCACCGCCTCCGCGATCACCGCCCGGGCCACACTGTACGGGAGCGACAAGTCACTCGTCTGCTCCGCCTCCTCGATCAGCTTGGCCTCCGCCATCAGGAACTGCTGGAATTTCAGATCGTACTTCTCCAGCAGCATCTTGGCGAACCGCTCATTGATGCTCATCTCGGCCAGCGGCCGGTTCCACTTCCGCGGTACTGCCTTCCCCGCGGTGACCATCGACTCCGTCAGCAGGTGCGCGCCGCGCGCAAACTCCGGCGTGCCGGTCTCACTCTCCAGTACCGGCCCCAGCGCCCGCAGCCCCGGGTAGCCCCGGCTGGCCAGTTCGATCTGGGTCATGATCCCGTCGTACTCCTTCCTCTTCTCGACCAGGATCCCCTTCGCCGCGTCCTGTGACTTCGGCTTCAGCGCCTGGACCGCCTCCCGGAACTGCTTCTTCAACCAGTCGGGATACTCCAGCGCATCCACCTGCTCCTCGATGTATGCCGCCACCTGGCGCTGGCGTTCTGCCTCACGCAGCTTCTCCAGCTCGTCCAACTGTTTCTGCAGCGTCTCCTCCAGGTTGTCGGTGTCGCTGAGTTTCAGGCTCTCCCGCAACTGCTGCTCCAGCTTGCCCGCTGGCTGCTTCCGCTCCTGCACCAGCCGCAGCACCGCCTCCGCGATGTCATCCTTCGGCCCGATTCCCAATGCCCCTCGCAGCGCCTGCTCCTGCTGCGCTGCATCTCGTCCCTTCATCGCCTCCTCGACCTGCTGCCGCACACTCGCCGACAGCTCGTCGAAAAAGCCCTCATCTCTCAATGCCTCCAGGATTTCCTGTACGTTGTTCATCTTGCCCTCCTTCGATTCGAATACTGTTACTCCAGCCCCCGGATCACTCGGCTCCAGCACCAGATCGTAACCTGTGATCGTCAGTGCCGTCACCTCCTCGATCCGTTGGCCATCCGTTTTGACAAATCGCGACTCGCCATAGCCTCGCTGGCTCACACCCGGCATCACGCCGCCCTCCATCAGCGCCTCTACGTCCCGTCCCTTACTGGTTCCCAGGATGATCCCCTCCAACAGCACCTGTTTGCCATCGAAAGTCAGATCCTCCCACTTCACCACTGTCTCCAGTAAACTCGGGCGCGAGGATGCCTTATCCGAGGGATGCTCCGCCTCGCCGAGCAGGGGAATCAATCGCCCCTGGCCCAGGCTTTCGTGCAGATGCGCCTTCGCCTCCTCGACCGCTGCACTCAGCACCGTCGCTGGATAACGCCGGCCGTTGCCATTCACAACGTCCGCCGTGATTCCCACCGCCTTGATCCGCCGGGGCCCCCCCTCCTCCAGGGCCTCCAGCATCTTCACCTCACCCGTTCGCTCCACGAACCGCCGGGGCTTGCCGCTCTTCGTGCGCTTTCTCTCCTCGACGGATTGTGGCTGGTACGTCAGCTCCACCACTTCCCACTCATCTCGCGCAGCAAATACGTACTCCTCTTCATCCTTCTCGTAGGAGACGTAATAATACTCATCCGGTGCTAGCTCATCCGCATTCACAATTACGTGATCTGCGAATATCTCCGCCAGCCAGAAATCCCGTACCCCATCGGATGAATAGGGATGCTGCTGATAGAATGCCCGCCGGATCGCATCCATTGTGTAATCCAGCGACCCCTTCACGAGCTCCGTCAGCGCCTTCCCCTTCCCCACCCGCCGCAGAAGACTCTCCTTCAAACTCTCCGGCACATCTTCTTTGAGGTGCCTGTAATGCTTCCGCGCGTGCCGTTTCGCCGTCGTCAACGCCGCCCCGCTCAAACTCGGCTTCGCCCGTGCCCCCGCCAGCGCTCCCGCCAGTGCATGTACCCCACCCCGGCTCAGCACAATCGTCGTACCCCGCACCTCGTGATGCGGCCCCCACGCCTTCGAGTGAGCAAACGATCGCTTTCCCTCCGCATCCTTCCCGAATGCCTCATCCGGCACATACGCATACACCTCGCGTATCTGCGCCTTCGTCACATTTCCGTCCGCATAAAGCGTCGCCAACCGGTTGCCCAGCGCGCTTTTATCCACGTCTCCCCACGCCTTCTTACTGATTGTCGAATTTTTTACCGTAACCTTCGCCATCATCTACCTCCCCCACCTGCCGGACCTGCTGGTACCATAACGCTTCTTATTGCGCCTGAAAGACCCAGTCACCCAGTCCCCCAGTCACCTAAAACGGCGCTTCCGTCACCCGTGCTTTTGCCGTCGCCGTCTTCTCTCCCTCACCCCCCAGAAACAGCCTCACCAAGCCATACACCAGCGCGTCCACCTGGTCGTCGTGCTCCGCTTCCGGGAACATCACCAACTCATCCTCGAACACATCCAGCCACGTCGCCCCCGCCCGGTGCAACACCCGCCCGCTCTCGTAATACGGCGTCACCATCCTGGCCCGGGCCACTTTGTCTTTCCCACCCGGGCTCACCGCCACCACCGGCAGCCCCGTCTCGCGCTTCAGCATCTGCAGCGCGCTCTTGCCGCTGGATTTATCCTCGATCGGCACCTCCCGTGGTTTCCACCGCACATACTGTGCCTTCATAGCCCCGAGCAACTCGGGCGTCTCCAACCGCGCCCGGAACACGTCCAGTACGTAAACCGATCCCCCCTTCAGCCCCAGCGTCCCACACACCGACCAATCCGCGCTCTCCTTTTCCTCCCAGGCCGTATCCCAAATCTGGATGACCTCCTCGAACTCCAGGGGAGCTTGCTCAAAATAGCGGAACCATTCCCGCTTGAACACCCGTCCTGCCAGTGCCCGCAGGTCGTTCAATTTCTCCCGGATCCAGATCGAGCGCACACTGGCCAGCATCTCCACCAATAATGCCTCGATGGGCCACCGCGCCGGCCACAGCGTTCGCACCCCCGGTGTCTTCACGTCCACATTCACCAGCCGGCCCTCGTTGTCGTACACCGGCTCGTATTCGATCTCCTCCAATGAATGACTCAGGATCGCCGGTACCACCGTGCACGACCACACCGGGTTATCGAGGATAGAATTGTAAATGTCCTGGCCCAACGTCTTCAACGTTCCCACCACGACGATCTTCGTGTGCGGCTCCCGGAGCTGCATAATCGTTCCACTGAACCACTGCCGCATCCACCGTTGGCGCTCCGCCGTTCGCGTGTTCTCGTCGTCCTCCACGTCGTCCACGATGATCACGTCGAAGTGTCCGCCGGTGATCGCCCCGCCGACCCCCACCGCTTCCACAGTCGGGTCCTTCCCCCGGCGCGTTCGTTTCACGTAGATCCGCCGGCGCTGCCACGCCCCCTCCCGCTGCCCCTCCCGGTCCACCACCCCGGTCGCATTCGAGATGTCGCGGTAGCCTACCGTTGTCATCCAGTGACCGCTGTAATACTGTTTCAAGCCGGTGTTCTTTTCCAATTCCGACTTGATCACGTCCAGCGTCTTTTCAGACTCCGTCGCCGTCTTCTGGACGATCAATATTCTGATGTTAGGGTCCTCGCATATCCGCCGCAGCGGGTAGCTGATCGCAAAAATCTCACTCTTTCCGTGATCCCTGGGCCAGAAATCCGCCTGGAATTGGATGCTGTCGTCGTCCGCCCGCCGGGCCATATCGTACTGGTGCGGCCCTGGCATCACCCCCTGCCGCCACACCCGGGCGAAAATTGCGCTATTCCGCCTCCCCGCTGCCCGCAGTTTCCGCCTGCTCTCGGAGCGCCGCTTCGATGGCGTCGAGTTCATCATCTGTCACATCATCCGGCAACCCGCCGACCGCAAAACTTTGTTTCGGCGCCGTCTCCACCGCCGCCCGGTCCAGTACCGCCATCGCCGCAGCCCGCCGGTCACTGTCCCGCCACCCGGCGATTTGCCCCAGCGCCTCCACAATCGCTTCCCTTACCTCCGGCTCTTGCTCCCGCAGCAACGTTGCCCGCAGCGCGGGAACCGCCGCAGATTGACCCGTCTCCCCCAGCCTCCTCGCCGCACTGATCCGCAGGCTCGGCTCCTGTGCCGCCAATGCTGTCTCCAGCGCCGCCAGCGCCACCTGGTCACCCGTGATCTGCTGCCGCAATGCCCGCGCTGCCTCCGGCGCCGTCGTCGCCAGGATCATCAATGCATCCGCCGTGCCGTGCTCCAGCATCCACTGCCGGTAATCCCGCCGCGCCAACTCTAGCGCCTGTTGGAAAGTCGGTTTCTTCCTCCACCCCGTTCTCTTGCCAGTGCCATAATATGTGGTAGATGTGCAAATTTGATCCGGCTGGTCCATCAGCGACGACAGTGGCTGGCCCTCTAACTCCGCCTGGACGATGCGGACCACCCCTCGTGCCTGCTGGCTGGTTAATCTCGCCAGTGCTGTGCCCAATTCATCGCTCGCCCAATGAACCGCAATTTTTGCCACACACTATCCTCACACGGCCCACACACTACCATCACATTACCATCACTCACTTACGCTCTTCTGAGCTGCCAGGGGAGTCTGTCTAACCTAATCACTACGCGAAGAATGCAGTAAGCACGCCATCTGGACTGTGTCCACCAGTCGGCAACGCAGTCCCTTGCCATCCTCGATCCACCGCTCCAACTCCCCGGCCAACGCCTCAATTCGGGCCTCATCCAGCTCACGGGCCAGCGCGGTCAGCCGGTTCGCCAACACACGTAACTCTGTCCAGTGCGCGTCCAGCCGTGCGTCGGCAGCGAAAATCCTGGCCAATATCAGCTCCCCTTTCGCCCGGATCTCGTTATCTGTGATGATCATCTCTACCACCGCCTCGACCACCGGGCGCAACTTCTCCATCGCCTCGATCGCCGCCTGGCGCGTGGGATACCCCCACGCCAACACATACCGCCACCGCGCATCGGGAGCCTTCTCCTCCAGCAACCCGGCCCGGATCGCCACCTGCTCCTCTGCCGAGTCGGCCCCCACGTACCAGGTCACCGACTCCCCCTTTTTGCCCCCCGTCCGTCGCACTTTCATCGTTACACCCCAGGCACATTGCGCAGCGCAGCAAAGAAAACGTTCTTCCATCCAGCCGCATCCCAGCCTGGGCATACTGTGCGTACATTTGCGCGGAGGGCGCGCGCCTTGTGTCCCCATACCTGGTCGAGCGGCACAGCGAACTCATTCATCGCCCACGCCACTAGCCTGGCCAGCGCCTCGATTTGTTCCATCGCTGGCGTATAATAATCCCACCGCCCAGCGAGCCCGATAGAGAGTGTCGTCTGGTACACACCAGTGTGATCGTGCCACAACGCCCAGCGTTCATCGGCGAGCCGATACACCGGACAGCCCTCGTCGGCGCTGACCCAGTAGTGATACTGGATCGTCGGGTAGCCTTTGCCGCTGGTGCAGTATTGAGCCGTCCCAAGGGAACTATGGCTCAGCGTGTGGTGAATCGTCAGGCCGGTGATCTCGTTCAGTTCCCGCATAGGCCAAAACATACCCTTCCCGAAATTGCGCACAAAATCGGGATGAGATGGCCAGGCGTTGATTGGCATCTGTGCCACTTGGTCGACGTACGGTTGTGGGTCACTCACTTTTTCCAATGCCTCAGCGCAATCCCGGAGTGTTCGTGCAACATCCAAGATGACATTGTGCATCCCCGTCTCCTACTCAAAATTCTCAAGTAAAACCTTCCGTTCCTCCTCCAACTCATCCACCCGCCGCCGCAATTGGCGATTTTCTTCCTTGACCGCATCCATCTCCTGGCGCAGATCCCGGTTCTCCTGCTCCAGTTCCTCCAGGCGTTCGCGCAGGCGTTCGTTCTCGGCCTGCAGCGTCGAAACCGTCTGTGCCAGTGCCTCCACGTCCGTCTTGCGCGCCGAGGCCTGCGCCTGCGCAATCGCCGACTGCGCCTTCCGCCATGCTACCAGAGCACTGATCAGCCCACCCGCGCCGGCCAGGCCGCCCAGCGCTGCGATAATTAATAGAATGTTCTCCAATGACAGCCCCTTTGTACTAACGCTTTACCACCATCCGCGCCACCCACTCCGGCCATTTCAGCCCCAGCCGCGCGAGATTATCCATCAGATCGCCGGTGAGCGATGCCTCGATTGCCGCCCAGGCCACCGGTGCCAGGAATGCCAACCCAGCCGCCTCACCGCATGCGATCAAAATGAAGTAGACCGACACGTACGGCAGGAGCTTGCGGTACAGGAACTCCCCCACCCGTCCCAACTCGAGCTCCTGGGTCTTTTGCGCAGCCGCGATGGCCACCACCACGTTCACGACCGTGTGGCTGGCGATGATTTTCACGCCATCGAATGACCACACCAGCTCAGCCAATGCCTTCAACCACTCGAACACCACCTGCGGATCCATCTCACTCCCTCCTCCTTTTTTTGAACGACCCCATCAACAAAAAACGCGCCGACCTCTCCCTTGGGAGAAAGTCGGCGCGCTTTCTACGCTAACGCCTGGCCCTGCCGGGCCTACTCTATATTGGCCAATCCTGGCCTTTTATACCCGCAAAAAAACAAAAAAAGACGAGGCTACTCCATCATAACGACGGGCACCTCGTCCTCAATCACCTCCAACTTTGGCCGGATCATCTTGAATCCAGCACAGTGAAATTCCAACCGCATCCGGGGCAGCGCATTCAATCGCACCGCTTGCTGCGCCACGTATAAAATCATCGCCGCGGCACGCCCCTCGACAGTATAAATATTTGCGCCATCTTGCACCTGTACCATATCACATCCCAAGAGTGCAATCACTACTCACAGTATAGCACAAATCCCCAAAAAACGCAACAACCGCCGTCCTTAAAGTCTGCCCCCACGTCCCATAAGACCGCTTATGAGGCCTGCATTCGGCCCCCTTCAGCATTCTGGCAACATGCAAAGCAAAAGCGCCGGGCCTCCATTCCCGGCGCTTTTTTTGGCAATCTCCCGATCTGTCAATTATGGCCTGTATGGGAAGGGATCGCTCCCCTCCCATTGCCGGACGGGCTGCCAGGGATGGCTGCCAGGGAGTGGCCGGTCTAAATGCCGCGCTCCACACCCGACACACTCTAGCACTGGACGATACGACCCACCCAGCCGTGGGGCGGGCCGGCGCCGCCCCGGTAGCTGCGCGCCCCATCGCCCCAGCGTTCACCCCCGGCCGCCAACCCGAGCCCCGCCCCGCGCGCGCTGCTCCCCGCTGTGGTTGGGCATCG